TGCGTGTTCTGGAGGACGTGGCGCCGGAACAGGCGGATCACCTCGCGCACAGTCCGTTGCAGGTACGACTCGGCGGCCAGTGAGGGACGGTCCACCTCGTAGCCGTCGACAAGGGTCACGTTCTCCCCTGGGATCTCGACGCCGCTCGCGTCCAGGTTGGCCACCCGCACGTCCAGGCCGGCCGGGAACGGCACGTCGTATGGTCCCTCGTACACCGGGACCCGTGCCAGGATCAGTTCGTCGGTGGCGGCGTACGCCCACGGCGACTCCTGGCCCTGAAACTGGACCGACACGGTCTTCTCCTGGTCGGTGCCGATGTAGCCCGTCGCCGGGATCGGATCCGGCAGGCGGAAGTTGGTCCCCTCGATCCGCACCATGTTCTTGCCGCGGGTCGGGCCGCTCGACGGGGTGACGGAGGTGATGGTCGGGACAGCCATCAATTACCTCCGAACGAGACGCCGCCCATCGCGCCGCCGATCCGGCCGCGGGCAGAGCCGAGCATGGGCACACCGATGTCCTTCGCCACCATCTCCGCGAACCGCTTGTTGGCGTCGTACTTCCAGGCGTTGTACGAGGGACGGAGAAACGGTCGCGCCGGCGGCCGGTTCGTGACCTTCTTCGAACCGAACTCGTGGATCTCCGCGATGTTCCACATCGGCTTGCCGTTGCGCCCCTTGACCGAGCGGTGGATGCCGACGAAGTACGACAGGGCGTCGATCTTGGTGACGTTGACCGACCGCAGCATGTCCCCGTGGTCGATCAGTGCCTTGGAGGATCCCTTCTGGGCCTTGGTTGACTCGGCCAACGGGCGGAACTGCAACCCACCCGGCGCCTGCTGCTTGATCCCCGTCACGATCTCCCGGCGAAGCTCGTGGGCCAGCTTGCCCGTTGTCCGCGCCACCGCCCCCTCGGACCGTCGCGCCCACCGCTGCACCGAACCGAAGATCCGGTCCAGTCCTCGCTGGGTCACGGTGAGGCGGATCGACACTACGCACCTCCCACTGCCGCGCCGGCGACGCGGTCATACGAGCAGTAAGTGTAGAGGAGATTCGTGCGCGGGTTGCCGAACGGCGCCTGTCCGTGACCGGCCCGCTCAAACCCGGTGATGAACATGCCCGGGGGGTTGTCGAAGGTGGCCTCGACGTCGCCCTTGCGCGTCTCGATGTGGTCGATCCGGTCGCCCTTCTTGAGGACAGGTTCCCCATCGGCGCCGATCAGGCCCATGTTCTCCAGGTCCGGCCAGTGGAACACCAGCACGATGTCCGCGACGATCTGCTTGCCGCCACGGGCCATGTTCTGTTCGCCCCAGCTGGTGCGGTCCAACTGGCAGTTGAGGCGCAACTCGGGCATCTCGCGCCGGGACGATGCGCCAAGCTGTGTGCCGTCGTCCACAGGGATCGGGGAGTCGAACTCCGGGTCGTAGCCGCCGCCGGTGACCAGGGACGTCTCCTCGGTGTCGAGGCGCCGGATCACGGCAACGAACTTGTTGATCAGCCTGCCGCGTGTGACGATGCTCATCTGCCAGCCGCCCCCATTCGGAGGGGACCGGTGTAGCGCATCAGGATGTTGTCCACCTCGATGTTGCCGGTCAACCCGTAGGAGGCGTCCGGGTTGGCGCCGCCGCCGCCCGGATCGGAGAACTGGATCTCCTGGTCCCTGGTCTTGATCTTGGTGACACGGGACTGGAGCGCGGCCTCCTGTTGCTCATCTGCCGGCAGCATGTAGGTGAGGGCCAGGAGCAGACACGCTCGCTTGATCTCGGCCGGTGTCTGCCCGTAGCTGATCGGCACCTGGGAACCGTCCACCGTCTCGGCCGCTATGTCACCCGCGCCGAGCTCCGTGTAGCCGAACACCCCCTTGAGAAGGACGTTCTTCCGACCAGCGCCGAACAGGGCCGCGTCCGCGTAGATCCTGCGGCGGCGACCCCGGTAGCCCGGGAAGAAGTCCAGGGCGTAGGTCACCTTTGGATTGGCGCGGTCGTCCGGGTTCAGCTGGCCCCTGGTGAGGTGGCGGTTGAATACCTCCACGTCGTCCAGTTCCACCACCACGTCGTCCTGGTTCAGGGCGTGGAGGGCGCAGATCGGCAGGTCCAGCCACATCTGGTCGTGATCTGTGCCGTCGAACGTGAACTGCGCGTACCGCGGCTCGAACCACTGGCGGCACAACGCGTCGATGGTCGCGCAGGCCCGGTCGATCCCGCGCCACACCTTGTCCGGCGTCCACGGTGGGTTGACGTACCCCTCGGCCCACACGTCATCAGGCGTGATATAGCACCGCCTCGCCTTGTCCGCGTGCACCGGTGTCCCCGTGGCCCCGTCGCTCGTTCGGTACGGTGTCGCCCGATAGCTGCCGTTCGCCTCGCCGCTGACAGCGTCGACAGGTCCAGAGGGATCGGTGTAGCGGTAGCTGAAAACCGTGGCCACCAGTGGTGGGCGCGTCGTCGGGTAGGAGATTTCGATCCAGCTGCCGCCGCCGTTGTCGCGCTCCGCGAGCCATGCGTCGTAACCGACGGCAACCAGTCCGGCCAGTGTGACCTCGTCCACGGTCCATTTGAGGTTCACAATCGCCACGTCTCACCTCCCGCCGTTGCGGGTCGTCCGTTTGCAAAGGCGCTTCAACATCCGCACCGACGCGTCGTGTCGCTGCGCCTCGGAGTTGGCGAAGTCAAGGCAGAGAGTTTCCCACCGCTCATCCGGGTCCTCGATCGTGAACCTGTACTCGGTGATGCGGCCACGTTTCATCTCCTCCGCCTTGACGACGCGGAAGCCGTTCATGTGGGCGTAGGCCGCCAAGGCCAGGTCGCCCGTGTCTCGGATCGGCGCGTGTCTCGGCGCCGGTGCATTCCCCATGTCGCCCTCCTTGACGGCTACTCGTCGTCAGCAGGGCGGACAGACCGACCGCGCGCCGGGGCGCCGTCGATGGCCTCCCGGATCTGCGCCTTGGTCATCTTGACCCCGACCTCCACGCCGCGCTCCTCGGCCTCGGCGATCAGTTCGCGCTTGGTCATGGCGTCCAGATCCACGTCCTGACCATTCTCCCCGTCGTCCTTGGTTCCCTTCTCGGACCCCTGCGTGGACGGCTGCCGTCCCTTGCCGGTGGTGTTGGGGTCGGTAACCGGACCGGATGCGGCGGGGGGCAGGCGGTCGCTCACGGACGGTCGCACGTGCTTGGTGGCACCGGACCGGCCCGAGGGGCCGCCCATGATCGGAGCGCGTACCGCCGGCAGACCCTGCCTGGCGCGGGACTCCATCTCGGACTGGACGACCTCCCGGAGGTGGTCCATGTCGTCGAACTCCAGGATCTCGAACTGCGGGAACTCGGAAAGCTCGCGGAGCTCGGTCTTGTTGCGCACCACGCGGAACGCTGACGGACTCATGGCCGTCCCCGCCGTGTACTTGGTGCCCGTCGCCGCGGACGTGTAGGTCCGCATCCTGTGGCCCTTGCGCCTGTCGTACGCTCTCAGTCGAACTGCGGTGATCATGTCGGTTCTCCTTCCTCTACTACCCCTGCACGGTTCGACGGCGGCCCCCCGCTAGATGTGGGGGGGGCATCCGGGGACGAGGGACCGCCGTCTCCCCTTGCTGAAAAGCGCGGCTGCTACTTGCAGACCGCGACGAACTCGAACGTGGTGCCGCTCATGTTGGCGACGACCGACTCCGCGTCGGTGCTGTTGTCGTAGACGAACAGCTTGTCGTTGGCGAAGTCGTAGCTCGGCACGTACACGCCGGCCCGGACGGGCACGACGTACATGCACTCCACGCTCTCGTGGCCGCGCACGTTGGCGTCGGCCTTGGCGTCGTTGTACGCCTTCACCGCGGCCTGGAGCGTCGCGTTGAAGTCGGCGGTGCCGCCGGCGACGTACGCGCCGTCACCCGGGCAGCTGAGCAGGATCTCCTGGCCGCCCGCCTTGGTTTCGCGGACTGCCTGAATCGTGATGGTTCCGAGGGCCATGTTTTCCTCCCTGGTCAGGCGGCTCGTGCCGCCGTTTCGTTCCTGGTTACGCGCGGTCCAGTCGCCTCACGGCTCCCGCGCACCTCCGTCGACGGCGCTACTGGGTCTTGACGCCGATGACCTTGACGACCGCGTCCTCCTCCTTGTACTGGAAGCCGCCGCGGAGCGAGGTGACCATGATCCACTCGCCGGTGCGGATGTCCCGGTCCGTCTCGACCCGGATCTTGCGCCAGAAGCCCCAGATCGCGACCTTGGGGTCCAGGAGCAGGATCACGGTCTGGTCCGAGCCGATCCCCAGGTCGTCCGGGAACACCGGCACGCCCAGGATGGCGCGGTTGCCGTACCGGTCCGGGGAGTCGTCCTGGACCTTGGAGTCGCCCAGGGCGGTGGCCCGGTCGGCCAGGTAATCGTGGTAGTCGATCTGCGCGTCCTCGGACGTCAGGAACCGCTGGTTCCGCTTCATCCGGTTGTACTGGGACGGCATCGCCTTGATCGCGTCCTTGAGCATCGACTTGGCGATGCCGTCCCAGTAC